ACTGGAGCCGGACAGCCACTGTGACTTCGCGTACGCCAACGCCCTTGCCCTGAAAGCGGCAGGGCTGGAGTTTGCCCAGCCCTATATGTCCGTTGCGTAAGGAAGCGGTTTGTGCCGAGCACGGATGCGACAATTGGTGACCTGGCCGGCCGGGTGATCGGCGCCGAGACCTGGACACCCGGCGCGGAGATGATCCGGGGCGACCTGCCCGCCGAAAAGACCCTCACGCTCGGCCAGTACGCCCGGCTGTGGGAGTCCGGCCAGGACCCCGGCGGCGCCGCCTCCCTGGGCGGGCCGTCCGACCCCTTCCGCCAGAGCCTCTGGGTCTACCGCTGCATCACCGTGATCGCCACCAACGCGGCCCGCGTGCCGATCCGCCTGTCACGGGCCGAGGCCGCGGGGACGAAAGGCCTGTGGGGGGCCAAGCACGTCCGCCTCGGCCGCCACCCAGGCCGGAAGATCCGGCGCGGCGAGAAGGCGAACCTCAAGGCCCGCGAAGGGGAGATCGTCGAGGGCGGGGAGCTGTATGAGCTGCTGGCAAGGCCGAATCCGCACCAGACCTGGTACCAGCTCATGCTCCAGACCGCCGGGCTGCTCTTTTCCGACGGCCGGGTGCACTGGCTCTTCGACGAGATGCGAGGCCGCGTGCCGCTGAGCATCTACGCCATCAGCGGCAAGCAGACCAGGCCGGTGTACGAAAAGGGCCGGCGCGTCCCGGTCCTGACGGGCTGGAAGTTCACCGAGCCGGGCGGCAAGAGCTACGGCGTCAGCCTCGACGAGCTGATCACCTGGCAGCTCTTCAACCCAGAGGATCCCCACGCCGGCCTGGCTCCCAAGGTGCCGGCGAACCTGGCGATCGTCTCGGACTACAACGCCAGCCTGTACAACGCGGCCATGTTCGGCAACTCCGCCGAGCCGGGCGGCCTGCTGAGGACCGACGCCCCGTTCAACGCCGATCAGGACGAGCAGCTCCGCACCGCCTGGAACCAGCGCCACCGCGGGGCGGCCAAGGCCAAGGCCCTGGCGATCGCGTGGGGAGGCCTGCAATGGCAGTCCGTCGCCTCGTCGATGCACGACATGCAGTACGGCGAGGGCAAGCGGCTCACCCGGACCGAGACCTGCGCCGGCTACGGCGTCCCCGAGGTCGTCGCCGGCTTCTACACCGACGCCAACTACCAGTTCGCCGAGTCGGGCCGGATGCAATTCTGGCAGGAAACGGAGATGCCCCTGCTGGACCAGATCGGCGAGGGCGTCACCGTCCACCTGTGCAGCCGGTTCCCCGGCGGCCTGGAGGCGTGGTTCGACGTCGAGGACGTCCCCATCGTCCAGAAGATGCGGCTGGCGAACCTGGACGCCGTCGACAAGCTCTGGCCCAAGGGGGCGCCGCTGGCCGACCTGAACAAGCTGTATGACCTCGGCCTGCCGGAGCGGGCCTGGCACGAGACCGGCTTCCTGCCGACCTCGCTCATGCCCGCCGCCGAGGTTGCCGCCGGCAACGTCTTCGGGCCGCCGGCCAACGAAGGGCCCTCGAATCCCGCCAGCGACGAGCTGGATCAGGCCGAGCAGACAGGCAACAGGGAACAGGCAGCAGGCAGCAGGCAACGGGCAACAGGCAGTGGGGAACCGGCTACCGGCTTCCGGCTTCCGGCTTCCGACGCCGCCTTGAAGGCGGCGGCCGATCGGATCTGGGCCGACTGGGCGCGGAGCTGGCAGCCCCTGGCCCGGACCATTCAGAGCTTCCTCCGCCGGCGCTACTTCGCCCAGGAGCGGAAGATCGGCAAGCTCCTGGCGGAGCTGCCGGAGGGTGCCATGCTTCTGCAAGCAGAAGCATGCCACAAGGACGACAGCATAGTCGCCCGGATACTCTTTGAGGTCTTCGGCGACGCCGACGACCGGAATCGCTTCCGGGCGAGGGTGCGGACGTTCACCGCCGACGCCAACGAGTTGGGGATCCGCCAGGCGCTGGTCGAGGGCGGCTTCGCCGGCGAGGACCTGGAGGCGGCCGCCCGGCAACTGCTCTCGTCCCCGCGGATCGCCGCCGCCATTCGCTCCGACGCCGTCCGCGTCTCCAGCCTGATCGACAACTTCACCCGCCGGGTGCTCAAGGACCAGCTCGAGGCCGGCATGGCCGCTGGCGATGGAATCCGCCAGCTCACCGACCGGGTCCAGTCCGTCATGGGCAACCGCCGGGAGGCGGCCATGACGGTGGCCCGCAACTCCGTCGGCCAGGCGCTCTCGGCCAGCCGCCACGCCGGCCACCTGCACGCAGGGCTCACGCACAAGGCCTGGATTCACTCGCGCGGGCCCGGCGAGCGGCGCGAGGCGCACGTGGCCGCCGAGGCCCGCTACGCGGCCGAGCCGATCCCGATCGGCCAGCCCTTCGTGATCAACGGCGCGGCCCTGATGTTCCCGCGCGACCACTCCGCCGGGCGCCCGGAGGAGACCATCAACTGCCAGTGCCTCCAGATCGCCAAGCGGCTTCCGCGCGGCAGCCGGGCCAGGCTGGAGGATTTCATCTATCCGAGCATGGCCGAGGGGTTCGTCTCGTATCGGGACATGCTGGCGGCCAGGCAACAGGCAACAGGCAACAGGGAACAGGAAAGCAGCAATGACTGACAAGACCAAGACGACCGGACTCCAGAAGGGAACAGTCGATCGCAACAGCGACGAGGCCAAGGGCCGATTCGCCAGGGGCGTCTCGAAAGGCGTGGACCTGGCCGAACGGACGATCGACCTCGTCGTCTCGACGATCAGCCTCGACCGCGACGGCGAGATCATCCTGCCGTCCGCCTTCAGTGCCGACCTGCCGCGGTTCCTCAAGTCCAGCTCCCCCCTGCTGGCTGCCCACGTCCACCGCTCCGACGACGCCCGCCCGACGCAGATTGGCTGGGTCCTGGAGATGCGGGTCGAGGCCGCCCGGGTCCCCGGCAAGGCCCGGCTGGGCAAGACGGCCGCCGCCGAGGAATGGTGGCTGCTGGCCTCCGACCCGAAGGGCAAAGGAGTGGCCGTCAGCCACGGCTTTATCCCCGTCCGTTGGGTGTACGGGGCGGCGCTCGACCTGGCCCGGGAGTTCCCCGAGATCAAGCCAGTCCTGACCGCCGCCGGCATGGCCGACGACGACCGGCTGCGGGTCTACACCCAGATCGAGCTGCTGGAGGTCTCCCTGGTGCCGGTGGGCTCCAACCTAGGGGCCCTCCAGGTCCTGGCCGCCAAGTTCTGGGCCGCCGACGGCGAGGGTGAAAAGCTCGTGCAGGAGTTCAAGACCGAGCTGGCGGCCGAGGTCGCCCGGCAACTTTTCGAAAAGGGCCAGGGCCTGGACCAGGCCGCGATCAACAAGATGCAAGCCGAGCTGGCGGCCAAGGTCCAGGCCGTCGGCGAGGAGATGAAGGTCTACGTTCGCGAGGCCATCGACGACATTTTGACGCTCTTGCCCGACACCGTCAACCCGCCCGCTCCGGAGGTTATCGAAAACGCCCCCCCTCCGGCCGATGGCGGGCCCGACGCCGGCAAGGACGAAGGGGCCGATCAGGTGAAGGCCGCCGCCGGGCGCCTTCTGGAAACGTGCAGGCAATGAGAGGCCACCCATCCCGGCTTGCCGGGATTCGAGCCTCGACCACAGGAAAGGATTGAATGATGGAAAAGTTCTTCAAACTCTTCGGCGCGATGGTCGCATTACTGGCCGTCTCGACCGAACAGCGTGACGAAAAGGAGCTAGCCGCGGCGCTCAAGGGCGTGGATGACTTCCTGGCCTCCGACGAGGCAAAGGAACTGCGGCAGTTCGGCGAGATCAAGGCCGGCGTCGACCAGCTTCGAGTGGACCTGGACGCCCAGGCCGAGCTGGTGCGGCAGGTCGATCGGAGGACAATCGTCGCCCCGATGGGGATGGCGTTCTCTCCGCGGCCGGACGGCCGGATCATGCGCTTCAGCCACCCGGACCTCTCCCGCGGGTTCGCCGACTTCTGCATCAAAGTGAGGAAGCGGGACAAGGACTTGACCCCTGTCGACGACGAGCAGGGCGGCTACACGATCCCCGACGAGTACCAGCCCGACATCGTCCGCATGATCGAGTCGGTCGGGATCGTCGCCCAGCTTGGCCGGCCGATTCCGCTGGGGGCCGGCACCCGCCACATCGCCCGCCGCCTGGGCGGGGCCGACTTTTACTTCAAGGCCGCCGGCACCGCCGGCACCGAGTCCACGCCGACCTTCGGCATGCTGGACATGGCCCCCGAGACGCTCATTGGCCTGATCGACGTCGACATGGAGCTGGACGAGGACGCCATGGTCAACCTGGGCGACTACCTGGCCAGCGAGTTCGCCTACGGGGCCGCCCGCAAGGAAGACCAGATGGCCTTCGTCGGCACGGGCTCTCCCGCCGACGGTGGAATCACCGGTATCCTCAACTCCGACCGGGTGACGATCGTGGACATGGCCGGAACCAAGGACGCCTTCGCGGATCTCGCCTATGACGACCTGGTCGAGCTGGAGGCCAATGTCTGGGACGGGGCCCAGGCCAACGCCCGGTATTTGATGCACCGGACGATCCTGGCCCTGATCAAGAAGCTCAAGGACACGGCCAACATGCCCATCTGGCAGCCGCCGGCCGCCCAGGAGCCGTCCACCATGAACGGCTACCCCTACAGCCTCAGCGGGCTGATGCGGGGGACGGCGGCCACGGCCGTCTCCACGACCTTCCTGGCCTTCGGCGACTTCGCCCAGGGCCTGTATCTCGGGCGGCGCGGTCAGCTCCGCATCGACTTCTCCGATGCGGTGGGCTTCAAGAACTACCAGCGCTGCTGGCGGGCGATCGAGCGGGTCGACATCGCCGTCATGGGATTCACGGCGGCCGAGATCACGGCCCACCCGGAGCTGGCCAACCCGATCTCCGTGCTGAAGACCGCCGCCTCGTAGTATCGCCCTGGCGGCCATTTGGAAGATTGACGGAAACACGAACCGGACAAAAAAAGAGGCTCCAGGCCGCGACCTTTTCGCGGCCTGGAGGCCTCGCCGAGCAAAGGAGCAGCAGATGGATATTGGGAAAGCAGTCAAGGCCGTCCAGGCGATCCCGCCCGCCAGCCAAAGCGCCGGCAACGTTGAGGGCAGCGCCATCGACACGAATGGCTTTCACGAGGCGTTGTTCTGCCTGAACTCCGGGACCAACCAAGCCACCGGAACGGTGGACGTGAAGGTCCAGGAGTGCGCCACGTCTGACGGGACCTACGCCGACATCACCGACGCGGCCTTCGTGCAGGTCACAACGGCCAACGATGTGGCGATCTACCAGGGCCGCGTCCGTATGACCGCCTCGCGCAAGCGGTACCTGCGGGCGTACGCCGTCGTGGCTGTGGCCGCGTGCGTTTTCGGCGTCGTCGCGATCCTGGGCGAGCCGAACAACCTGCCGGCCGCGACGCCGGCCTTCGACATCCACGGATGATCGGCGGCCTGGCCAGGCTGGGCCGATGGCGCCGAAGGCGCCGCCTTCGGCGCTTGGACATTGCCGTGGCCCGCCTGGAGCGGGCTCGCGACCTGGCTTACGCCCGATACAAACGGGCCAAGCGTCTGCTGCGACAGCTCAGACGCGCCCGCCAGGAAGTCGGAAAGGAGTGTTGAGATGCGATTTCAGGCATTGCGGGGCATCTGCTGGTCCGGCGTGAGGTACGCCGCCGGGGAGCAGATCCCCATCAGCGGCCGCGTTGCGGAGGCTTTGGTCGCCAGAGGCGACATCGCGAAGGTGCCGGAGCCGGCGGCCGCCGCCGAGACGGCCGCGGGCAAGCAGCAGGAACCCCCCGCCGACAAGCAGCATCGCGGCGGCAGGAACAAGTAAATCAGCGAGCGGACCCCGGGGCGACGGCCTCTCGGAGAGCCGCCCGCCCCGGGGCGCCCGTTGCATGTTGACCGTTGACCGTTGAGCGGTAGGCGGTCACCCGGAGAACAGAGATGACAGAGATGGCAGAGCAGGCAATCCCGACGCGCGAGCAACTTCTGGAAAGCGGCCTGGCCAACGACCAGGGCATGGTCGATGTCGTCGCCGCCATCAAGGGCGTGAAGGACAACGGCCATACCTACGCCAAGGGCCAGCCCTTCCACATGCACGTGGACCTCGTCGGGGCCCACATCGCGGCCGGGCAGATCCGATTGCAGCAGGCACCAGGCACCAGGCAACAGGCACCAGGCACCAAGGCGGCGCCCGCTGGGTGAATCCCTGGTCCCTAGTCCCTGGTCCCTGCCAGCGGGAGCAACGCGACAATGGCACTGTGCACACTCAGTCAGGTAAAGCAGCGGCTCGTGATTGGCGAGCTGGACACCGAGCACGACGCCGTTCTGGGCCGGCTGATCGCCGGGGCCAGCACCGACCTGGCCATGGCGGCGGGCCAGGCGTCGCTGGAGAAGGCCGCCCGGACCCAGTTGCTCAGCGTGCCGGAATCCGGCACCGAGCACATCTGGCTGGCTTCCTGGCCGATCGTCTCCATCACAGAGGTCAAGGAGGCCCTGTACAAGGATTGGGACGCGGCCACGGCCCTGACGGAGAACACGGATTACGTCGCCGACTACGCCCGCGGGCGGCTGACGCGCGTCGGCAACTGGCTTCGCGGGACGCTCAGCGTCCGCGTCCAGTACGCCGGCGGCTACACCCGCTGCGACGCCTGGGCCTCCGGGGCAGACTACGTGATCGGCGACGTCGTAGCTTGCGCCGAGGCGGTCTACACCTGCAAGGCCGACGTCTCCGGTGGCACGACGGCCCCGCCCGACGACGCCGACCACTGGACACTGGCCGCCGGCGAGGTCCCCCTGCCCGACGACGTCACGGAGGCGGCGATCCAGCAGACGTGCTTCTACTTCCAGCGGAAGGCGGAGCTGGGCCTGACCGGCCAGTCCGTCCAGGGCGCGTCCATCAGCACCTACGCCCGCGACGAGCTGCTGCCGATCGTGGCACAAACAATGAAGCGGTACGGGAGGCTGGGCGGTTGATCGGTTGATCGGTTGACCTGCCCGCCGGCTGGCAGGCGGGTCGGTGAATCAGAAAAACAGACGGAGCACGGCAGAGGAGACAGAGATGGCAAAGGCACGGAAATCCAGGAACCCGTATCCGGCCGCAATGAGAATCTGGCTGGCACAGAAGGATGTAGAGATCGACTCCTGTAATCGCGCGATCCGCCGGTTCCAGCGGGAGGCCGAGTATTACCGATCGCAAGTGAAGCACGTGCTGGAAGCCGCGCGGCTGGAGGAGGCGCAGATACGGCTGGCGCGCAAGGCCCGGGCGAACGGAAAGCGAGACCTGGCCGTGCACCTACGGCGACAAGACCGGAAGAGCAAGAAGTAGTCGGCGGCCTTCGTGGCATTGGTGCAATTCCCGCCTTCGCCAAGGCTACGGCCGGCAGGCGGGTCAGTTGAAAGGAGATGGGCATGGAAGTCAGCGAGCAGCAAATGGCGGCGGCATTCGACCGCTGGATGCTGGAGTACACCGAGCACCCGGAACGGTTCGGGCACCAATGGGAGAGCATCCGCAAGTTCCTCGAGGCCCGACTCGGCGGGGAGGAGTCCTCTTACGGGCGGGAGGCTACCGCGTATTTCATGCGGCTGCTGCGAGATGGCGATGCCGCCTTCGCCGGGCCGGGCAAGTCCGCGGCGCCCCCGGCGGCATCTGCCTGAGGCTTCGTTCGTGGAATTCGTGTAATTCGTGGACTGATGATTGTGACACTGGAAATCCCGCCCGCCACGCAGGCGAAGATCGACCGGGGCGGCCGCGCCGCCAAGCAGGCCGGGGCGGCGCTCGCCGCCGGCCTGGAGGCCGCCGCCGTGGGCGGGGCCGAGGAGATCCGCGAGCTGCTGCTCCGCGGCGAGCTGGGCCTCGACATGCGGCACCCCGGCAGTGGCCTGGCGGCGTCGCTGGCCGGCTGGATGATCGACGACTCCCTGCCGCTGGCCGCCGTGGGCGTGCCGGCCAATTCGCCGGCCGCCGCTTACGCCGGCATCCTCGAGCGGGGCGGGACGATCACGCCCAAGTCGGCGCGGCTGCTGGCAATCCCGGTCTCCGAGGAGGCCCGCCGCTACAGCAGCCCGCGGGACATGCCCGACCTGACGCTGATCTCGCGGAAGGCTTCCGGTAAGCCACCCCTGCTGGTCCGCCAGCTCAGCCGGCGCGGCGACGTCCGCGGCTTTGAGCTGCACTGGGTGCTGGTGCCGTCGGTGACGATCGAGCCCCGCCGCTGGCTTTCCCGCGGTGCCGCGCGGGTCACGACGACGATGGCCGGTTCCTTCCAGGACGTCCTGGACGAATACGCGCGGGAGTGGTGATGGCCAACAAGATCGACACGGCGATCGACGCGATCGAGACCGAGCTCAAGAAGCTGGTCGAGGCCGACGGTACGGGCGTGTTAAAGGCCGTAGTAAGGCGGATTATCAATCCGTTAAAGGAGACGAATCTGCCAATCTGCGGCCTGGTTCCGTCCGAGGTCGTTCGCCACGGCGGCCTGGGGGCCACGGCCGATTGGCAGATCCCCGTCCTGCTGATGGTATGCACGCGGTCGAAGGACGTCGAGGGCGATGCGACAATTACGGAGATCATCGCCGAGATCCAGGCCAAGCTCGATGCGTTGATCGCGTCGGCGGCCCCCGGCGTCGCCTTCGATCTGCCGCGGTGGGATATCTGGTATCGCCCCGGCCTGACCGACGTTCCCGTCGGGGCCTGGGGCAGCCTAAGAATATCAATTACCGGAACACTCAAGACAGCATAGGAGAATAGTCATGGCAGCAGGCGATCTCGTACCGTTCATGTGCAGTTCCGCCAAGCACCCGACCGAGGCCGTCGCCGGCATCCGGGCGGCGGCGATCATCGTCACCGGCGTGACGGGCGAGGACCCCGGCCCGGCCGGGGCCGTCGGCGGGCCGGCCGAGGTGCTGCTCCAGAAACAGCGGATCGAGGTGACGCTGCTGGGCAACAACCCCAACGCCCTCCGGGCCCTGGTGGGGGCGGCGGCGGCCAACCTGGTGATCGGCTACAAGGGCGCCGCCGGCGCCAGCGAGACCCACACACTCAAGAACGTGTCCTTTGCCGACTTCGTCGGCCAGCTCGAGGTCCGCGACCCCGACACCGGCGGGCCGGTGTCGATGTTCGGGGTTCGCGGCGTCGGCCAGTGGGGCGCCGCCGACACCCTGGCCCTAATGTGGCTCACGGCGTGAGCAGGCGTAGGGCGGGGCTACCGCCCCGCCTAGGGACCAGGGACCAGGGACCAGGGACCTGGGACCTGGGATTTGGGGTTTGGAGCTTGTTTGAGATTTGAGGTTTGGAGCTTGGGCTCGTGCCCGACGAAGTGAAAATTCCGGTACGGACGCCCGGGGCCGCCCAGGCCCGCCAGGAGCTTTCCGGCGTCGCCGCCGCCGAGCAGAAGGTCGGCCATGCCGGCCGCCGCGCCGGCAAGGAGACCAAGGAAGGCGCCGACCAGGCCAAGCGCGGCCTGGGCGAGATGGGAGGCGCCGTAGACGATGTCGGCCGGCGGTTCGGGCTCAACCTGGCGGCGCTGATGAACTGGAAGCTCGCGGCGGTTGCCGCCGTCGCTGCCGTGGTGGAGGGGGTCCGCCGCGCCCTCCGGACCATGCGCGAATTCAACCGGGAGGCGCGGCAGGCGTATCGTGAGTTCGTCGACCTGACCCGCCAGGCCCAGACCGGGGCCCTGGCGCAACTGCGGGGAGAGCAGGCCGCCGAGACGGTCAAATGGATGCACCGTACGGCCCAGGAGTACACCATCAGCCCCGAGGAGGCCAGGGACGCGGCTTTTATCGTCGAGTCCGGCCTGCAGGAGCTGGGGCCCGAGGGGATGAAGGGCGTAGAGGCGGACATCTTCCAGGCGATGCGCGGGTACCGGGCTCCCGGGGCGGCCATGGGCACGCTGGCCATCGCCGCCCGGCAGGCGGGGCTGGCCTACACGCGGCCGGAGTTTCAGCGTTTCTTTGCCAAGTCCGCCCGGGCCGCCGAGACCTCCAAGGTCACGCTGGGAGTCGTGGCCGACATCGCCTCCCAACTGCTCCCGGCGGCTGTCGCCGCCGGGATCGATCCCGACTACTTCCTGTCCATGATCGCCGCCATGAGCTTCCGGATCCCCGAGCCCGGCCGGCTGCGCACGGCCGTCGAGCAGTTCATCCGGGCCGCGGGTGTCCCCAGCGAACCGCTGGCGGGCTACGCCCAGCAGCTCGGCCGGCCGCCGACGGCGGCGGAGACG